TGATGCACCTAAACTTTGTTAAGGCATTGATGTTTCAATGGTTTGATGAGGTTCGTGAAGAAGAAAACAAGAAATAGTGTATATACGTATAGAACATTAATAATTTGTTGCGGAGGATGACGGGCAGTCACCTGATAAGCTTAGGTGTTTGCCTGTCATTTCCACCCTTCAAACAAGGCGAGAACTTGTAAAAAACGAAGAAGGAGCTTTATGGAAAAGCAGGAAGATGTAAAACAAACTCCGGTAGAAGAAACTACCGTAACGGAATCGTCACCCGTTGAAGCCGCTGAGACCGCTGTCGAAGATGAGCAAACAACTGAAAGTACTGAAGTCGCTAAGAGCGATGAAACTCCAGCCAGTGAGTCGACTGAGCCAGAACAAGTAAGTAAAGATGTGTTCCTCGAAAGACTGAATAAGGAAATCGAGAAACGCAAGAGTCTTGAAGAGAAGATTGAGGCATTGTCACAATCTAATCCGAAAGATGAAGTCCCAGAACTTGACCCTGATGCTGCTGTTGCAGTCAAGAACCTCTTAAAACAGGAGCTTGAAGCCCAGCTCGCTAATCAAAAGGTCTTAGAATTTCGATCAAAGCATGGAGCCAAACTCGAAAAAGACGAGATGCTAAGCATCGCCGTTGAACGAGAAATGCGCAAACAATCCCAAGAAGGTCTAATAATTGACCCAGAAAAAGCTTTAGAAGATGCTGAGAAACTTTTGAACGAACGGATGAAGCCTGCTCAAGAGCAAGCCAAAGCCGAAGGAGTCAAAGAGGGACAAGACGTCGCAAAACTCAAACAGCAACTAACCGCTGTCGGTGAACCTGGTAAAGCACCAGAAGTAGACGAGAGTAAGTTATCTGCCGAAGAGTTTGCAAAACTGAACAACATACCCCGAGCCTAATACAGTAAAGGTCGATATTAGTGGGGAATAAAGGAACCTTAAAAAATGGCAAACGCATATACCGCTTCTACAGACCAGAATACACTGCCGAAGTATTATCACAAAGTATTCTTGGATCGTTTGAATGTTGGACCTAAAATGCTTGATCTTTGTATCAAGAAACCTCTACAGAAAAATTCTGGTACAACTATCTACTTCCCAAGAATCGTAAACCCTTCAACTACTGTTTCAGCTTATAAGCTAACAGAAGGTACTATTGTCAGCACCGAGAAGGTTGTTGACGCTCAAGTTTCAGCTGTTATCGAACAATTCGGTAACGCCCAAGCTGTAACTGACATCACAAACCTTACTGCTATAAATGGTATGGTTGAAGAGGCTACACGAGCACTTGCTGACCAAGCTGACTCGATTCTTGACCAAAGAATCACGCAAGAAGCTTATGGAACTTCTGCTACCCCTACGGGCGCAGGATTCTCTTGCTTCGCTTGGAACACAGCTGGTAACTCTGACCTTGGTACTTCGACATCTGCATTTGGTACTTATGTAGGTACTACTGAATTCAGAATGAAAGCTGAAACCGTTAGGGCTGCTGTAACTAAGATGCGAGCACGCAACGTTCAACCTATGGACGATGGCTACTTCGCTCTTGTTGTACACTCTGACACAGCTTCTAGGCTACGTGCCGACTCTGAATGGCAGAACGCTTACATCTACACTGACGCTGATAGTATCCGAAAGGGTATTACATCTGCATATGAAGGTGTTAAAGTTATCGTTGATAACAACATCAAAACTTCTGCTAACGGTTCAAACGGCGCAACTCTTTACTACAGCATCTTGCTTGGTAAAGGAGCAATGGGCGCAACTGAACTTGACGGTGGAATTGACTTCTATGCAACTAACGAAGGTGCATCGAAGGCTGACCCAATCAACCAGTTCACTTCAATTGGTTGGAAGTCAAACTTCGTACCAAAGAGACTTAACGTATCTTGTGGTCTAAACGTCATAACTGCCGACGCTTAAGTCGTAGTTATAACTCCAATTAAGACTCTTCGGAGTCTTTTTTGGTTACAAACTTTTTGGTTGACTTTTATTTTCAGTATGGTAATAGTTCCTAAAGGAGATAAATATGAGCAACCCATTTAGTAGAGAAGAGAAGAAGTTTTCAATCGGAGTGCCGTTCTACGGAGACCACTACGACGACTTCAAGAAATTTTTTGAGGTAATGAACGGATCAGACTACAAGAATTTTGAAATCGTAGTCACTTTTGATGGCGAGAACAAGAAAGGTGTTAAGGCACTCGAAAAAGAGATTAAGAAATACGACATGGACATCAAGTATCAGACTATCGAACACGGTGGCTGTACCGTCGCCCGTAACGCCTGTAGGGATTTATTTACTGGAGACTACTATTGCTTTATGGGGTCAGACTATTATATCTACCCCGAAGCCCTAAGACTATGGCACAACTCATTTGAGGAACACCCAGAGATAAATAGGATATGGGGCCTTTACGATATTGTCACCGAAACTGGCGAGACCCAATTCACCGTTGGACAGATTCCACACTACGGGGGGAAGGTTTGGTATGAGTCGGTTAAATACTCCCCAGCAATTGACGCTGGTATGCCCATTAGGGCTGAATACTTCTCTCCCTGGACTCCTGGGTGTATCTCCCTAAACGACTGGGACTGGTCTTTGACTCACTTAGAAAAAACCAATTACAAGGGCGACGATCATCTCTACATCCCTCAATCATTCTACGCCGCTGAAGCTCCACGACCAGGTGGACTCTCGAACGATTCAGCTTCCAACTGGATAGAGCGCAAGAAATTTGTCCAAGATAGACACGGGATTACACCTTCCGATATTTGCGTTACTTCACTTGGGGCGATGAACCACGCCATACCTACAGCTAAGATGTTGGGCGCTGACGTTCTAACGATGCCATCATTCAAGCCTCACAACTATAAGACGGTTTACCTACTAGGCTTCTACACTCGTGAAGACCCCAACAACCCGGGATTTGTTACTCGGACTCATATGGATGTCTTTCAGGGGAATAAAGGCAAGAACATCATTCACTGGATAGGAACAGACATCGCTGACTTATACTGGTCAAACTCCTTTATGAAACTCAAAGCTATAAGAGAGTGGATGGCCGAAAACAAGGTAATCAACTTGTGTGAATGTAAAACAACCCAGAAAGAGCTGAAGGATATAGGTATCGAGGCAAAGATAGTTCCAATTCCACCAGAGAAGCTCTACGAACCAATGCCCCTACCAAAAGAGTTTAGTGTTGGAATCTACCTACCTAAGGGCGACCCTGAAAAATACAAAGAACAGTTAATGTATGAGGTAATTCGTTCAATGCCTGATATCAAGTTCTACCTGTTCGGTAACGACGAGACTAAAGGCCAGAAGGGCGAAAACTGGGAGGCTTTGGGATACATTGACTTTGACGAGTGGATGCCTAAGTTCTCAGCCAACCTAAGAATAACAATGCACGACGGCCTACCCCTAACACCTTTACAATTTATGACAGCTGGTAGAAATGTAGTCTCAAACGTCAAGCTAAAGGGTGGAATCTATGTTCACGAATCTATTTTAAGTGGTGGTAAAGACGCTTGGAAGGTGTCTAATATGCGAGAGGGTATTGTGAAGGCTATTAGAAAGGCCCAGAAGGAACCTCTATCAAAAGAAATCTCCGACTATTGGAATAAGGAGCTAGATGTTAAAAAGTTCGTCAAAAGAATCAGGGGGCTAAAATGAAACTCGTAAGCTACGTCCTACCCACCTATAATCGTCAGACCTATCTATCTGAGGCGATCAACTCTATCCTGGGGCAAACCTACAAGAATATAGAACTGATAATTATTGATGACGGCTCGACAGATGATTCGAACATAATTCTCGACTATTTCAAGAAAAAAGACAAAAGAGTAAAAGTATTCCACCAAGAGAACAAAGGTATCTCAGCTGCCCGTAATAACGGTATCCGCAGGGCTAAGGGAGACTATATCGCTGTTGCCGACTCAGACGACCTCTCCAACCCAGAGAGAATTAAAACTTCGGTCAAAGCAATTAAGGGTCACGACTTTGTTTACGGGGTCTATGGGGCAGCTACAGAACACGCCATCGTCACTCACTGGATAACACCACCAGAGAAAGTCACACTAGAAGATATAAGGAATAATGGGGCTTGGCCTCACTTGACCCTAATGGCGAAGAAAGAGTGCTTTAAGGGGGCTTACAGAGACGACTGGCGCTATAATGACGATGCTTGGCTAGTTTGGCAGTGGTTCAAGCGAGGCTACAAGGCTAAGTTCATTAACGAGCCCCTAGCAATCCAAAGAGGACACTCTGGAAATACCTCACGAGTTCATAAGAAATATATTGACGAAACCCAGAAAGTATTGGATAAAGAATATAGTGAGTACGAAGGATGAAAGTAACAGGAATTATACGACAAGATACGGGCGTGGGACTCTATAGACTGGGCGTCCCGATTCAATTCATTAAACGCTTAACGGGTGGTGACTGCAGGATAACTCCCTTTTCAGGTAAGAACGTCCCTGTAGGGCTGATAAACAACCCCAACACCCCAACTTGGTCTGATAAGACTTTAATGGCTATCGCTAAAGACGCTGACATTATCTGGTCTACTGTAATTTTAGACGAGGAAGAAATCCTTAAAATGCTAGACTTAAGAGAATGGTCTGGTGCTCGGTGGGTGGTTGATATGGATGACGATATGTACAACGTTCACGTCACAAATCCTATGAAGGGTAATGTAGATAAGTTAATAAAGAACATCGAACTCTGTTTATCGG